GTTCAAATCCGCATCGTGAAAAAAAGCCAAACAAACGGTTCTAGGGTGTGTTACACTACCCACCTAGATGTCGATGAAAGGTGGCTTGGGATGCCGTGGAGTCTGGTTGTTGTGGTTGTTGCGACGTGTTCGGCGGTGTTGTCGACGCTGTGGTTGGCGTTGTTGCTGCTAGATCGTGCGTTTACGTCGATTACGCAGATGTGTACGGCCGTTGTGCGTACGCTTTTGGGTCAACCAGACCCAGATTCTGACCAGATCCAGTTTGAGGACGAGATTGGGTCGTCTTCTGGTCTGTTTGACACGCTTCCGGCGTGGCAGTACTGGGGTAGGGACGCTGAGGGGGAGGCTTTGGAGCCTCAGGAACCGTTTTTGCCGGTTGAGGATGATGAGGGGGTGGAGAAATGAGTCCTGAGGCTGCGGGTCGGCCTGATCCGGGTCCTTCTAAGGACGAGGTGTTGTCTGATCGGCGTAAAGGGGTGAAGCCGTCGTTTAGTCAGACAATGTTTTCTGCGTCGATGCGGGATCTGCGGTTTACGGCGTCTGGTGACGTGTTGTTGACGTTGGTGGTGCCGTTTTCGGACAAGCATCTGGTGGTGCCGGTGTCTGATGCGTACGGAATCTCGTTGGATGTCGAGGTGACCCGTAAGAAACGTGTCAAAACGTAAACCGGGGACCGAAACGATTTCTCGTCCCGGTCCCCGGTTTATGGAAGGAGGTTCCGTGTGATTACGGTCGTGGACTACCGCAATGGGAACAATATAGCAAAGGAGATATGTCGTGTCAACACGCAAAATCAGGACGTTTACAGCATTGGATGGTGACACATGGGATGCGTTGGCTACTAACGCTGACCGTGTGAACGGTTCATGGCAGGTGGAAATGTCGAATCAGACGTTGGGTAATCTGCTGGGTGGTGACCGGAACCGTAGGGTTGCGTCGTTTCGTGCTAAGCGGCTGATCGAGTTCGGCATGGTTCATGCGTTGTATTCGGAGTTGAATGGTCGCCCGCAGCCAAAGGTGTACGTGATCGACGCTGACTGGGTGGGGAAGTCGCCGAAGGTTGGCGATTACTACCCGGTGAAGGTGGGCTGATGTCGATTCGTGTAATGTCAGATGTGTGGGACCTTTCTGAGTCCACGGGGTCGGCCAGACTGGTTTTATTGGCTATTGCGGACTCCTGTGACCACGATGGAACTAACGCTTGGCCCGCTGTCGAAACGATCGCAAAGAAAACTAAAGTTTCGCGGTCAACCGTCCAACGGGCGATCAAGGAACTGGTTGCTTTGGGTGAGTTGCGGGTTGTGCCTGGTCCTGTTCATATTCGTTCTGATCATCGCCCGAACGGTTATGAGATCAGTTTTTCACGGGGGTTCAATCTGACACCTCGTGACGCCACGGAGTGTCAATCTGACACTCACGGGGTGTCATCTGAGCCTCCACGGGGTGTCACCCATGACACCCAACCCGTCCTTACCCGTCCAGACCCTTCAAAGATTTCTGGATTTTTTGAAGATGCGAGGAAGGCTCTGCGTCATGGCGACTGATTGGAAAAGGGTTAGAAGAACAGACGCGCCGATGAATGACGAAGAAAAAGAAGAAATAGCGAAACGGTTGAATCGTTACGTTGAACAACATCGTTCTCTCAACGCCGATTCGTCTGACGAAGAAAAAGATTGGGACTACCGGAAGGAAGAACAATGACTGTGAAGGAACGCATGGGTTCGACTTTCAAGTCGGGAACGACATGGAATGTGGCGATAGCGATACAGAAGGCAAAAGAGTATGTGCCGTGTTACGAACTGGTGTGGGATGAGCACGGCAAGGTGTCGACCACCGACAACTACGCGCTGCTGTCTACTTCGGATGCGGCGGAGACGCAGCAGACAGGTGAATCGTGGGCTGTGAACGATTTGGATGACGATGATCAACGACGTGTCACCTACGAGGAGTTCAAAGCGCGTCTAAAGGCGCTCAACGACGGCAAGTTCTACGATGCGGTACCAGACCATGTGGTATCCGGTCGGATACCGCCGCCCGAAGATCCGTTCTAATGGCTCGTGCCCCTGCACGAACTGTTCTTGCGCGGTTAGCCACCTACGGGCTGTCTCCGTCGACAATCGCAACGATTTTCGACATCGAAGTAGATAAGGTTCGTAAAGCAGTCGACGAAGTTCCCGTAGATTCGGTAGTACGGGACGACGAGGACCTTCGTGTAGGGGTACGTCGCGTCGCGTGGCGTGTCATTGAAGAAACCATGCTGATGCTCGACGAAGGTTCACCACAGGTCAAGCAGAAGATGATCACCAACTTGTTTACAAAAATGATGACAATGCTTGGTGAAGAATCGTCTGAGGACCTGTCTGTGCTGCGAACCGACATTCAATCTATGCTCAGCGAAATGGCGATCATGGATGAAACACCTGAAGTGCCGCAGCCTGAACCGGAGCAAGACGGGCCGGGATGAACTTCGACCCGTTTGTTTCCCGGTTGTCGATACGGACGAAGCAGCAAACCGTTGAGGTGCTGAAACCCAACTGGGCGCAATCCCAAGTGCTGGATGCTGTCAACGCCCAGTACAGCCAACGCAAACCGGTTCGAGTCATTGTGCTCAAAGCCCGGCAGTTGGGGATTTCAACGATTTCAGAGGCACTCATGTTTGCATGGGTGGTGTTGCACGAACACACGTACGGGTTGGTGATCGCCCACGAAATCGACGCATCCGAATATTTGCTCAACATGACCAAGTTGTATTGGGAAACATTCCCATTCAAAGACTTGTACACAACAAAGTACGTGTCTCGTAAAGAACTGGCGTGGGAAGAAACCGGTTCCAGTATTCGTATAGCGACAGCGAAAAACATGCGTGCCGGTCGTTCCCGCACCATCAACGCCATGCACGGCTCCGAAATAGCGTTCTGGGATCGGCCAGACGAAATGATGCTCGGGTTGCGGCAAACGATTCCCAACATGTCGCAGTCGATGATTATTCTCGAATCAACCGCCAACGGTGTCGGCAACTGGTTTTACGACACATGGCAGAACGCCGTCTCTGGAGACAACGACTACCAGCCACTGTTCTTCCCGTGGTGGGAACACCCCGAATACACAGCGTCAGCAGCAAACCTGAAGCAAGAAACGCTGTCGTCTCTCAACGAAGACGAACGGGTTCTGAAACGGGTCGGCGTAGACGACGACCATTTGGTGTGGCGACGCTGGGCGATCCGCAACCTCGCCGACTCCAACATTGAACGATTCATGCAGGAATACCCGTCGACCCCGGAAGAAGCCTTTATAGCGTCCGGCACCAACGTGTTCCCTGTCGAAAACTTGAAAATGGTGTACGAACCCAAAAACGGTGTCAAAGGGTTTCTGCAACGACGCGGCAACTACGTCGAGTTCATACCGGACAGGTCTGGTTCTCTCACCATTTTCCGCAAACCGTCATCTGACACGTCGTGGGGAAAATACTTTGTGGGCGCCGACCCCACCCACACCACAATGGGAGACAACGCGTGCGCTCAAGTAATAAACCGGCGCACATACGAACAGGTCGCAATATGGAACGGCAAAATCGACCCGATGACGTTCGCTGAAGAACTCGCCAAACTTGGTGCCTTCTACAACCACGCAACAATCTCGACTGAAGTGGAAGGACCCGGGTACGCAACCATCGGTCGACTCGTCGAAATCGACTACCCCCATATTTGGCGCAACCGGTGGGCCGACAAGTCTCCCGGCAAAATCTCTGAGACAATGGGTTGGTCAACAACGTGGAAGCGTAAAGAATGGGCGATTGGTTGGTTGATCAAACTGATAGCCGACCGCGACATGACAATCCACGACGCGAAAACGTATGACGAGATGCGTACGTACGTCACTCTCCCCAATGGCGGCTACGGCCCCGCAGACGGCTCTGGGCGGTCTTTCGACGACTGTGTGATGGCGATGGCCATAGCGTGCATCTGCGCCTCTACAGAGGGTCCTGTGTCGGGCTACGAGGGACCTATGGGCAGCGACGAACCCGGCGATTCGTTGCCGATCACCCCTGCTTGGGAGCAATGGGAAGAACAGGTGACAGCATGAAACGCAGCAGGCTGACACGTAAAACACCGCTACGGCGCGTATCGAAGAAACGATCGTTGCAAAAAAGGAAGCGATCCGAGTTTGTCAAGTGGGAACTTGCCAAACGGCCGTGGTGCGAATCTGGAGACGCTATACGGCTACACAGAATGCAGACATTCGGATTCGAGTACGGTAAACGACTCGACACCGGATCGTACGCCTGTTCGAGACGGTCCACGGAACTGCATGAACCGTTGACACGGGCACGCGGCGGCGACATTTTAGACCCGCACAACACGGTCGCGATCTGCCGCAACTGCCATAACTGGATACACGACCATCCCGAATCAGCGACACGGCTCGGATTGCTAAGATCACAACATGAGCAGGGTCACTAAACTTCTCGTAGCGGTCACCGGGCTCCTTGTAGCGGTCGGCACGCTGGTCGGCACGATCAGCATGACGATCGGCAGGGGACCGGAACCGTCGGGTGGGGTCACGATTGTCTTGAACAGCCCCGAAGCGTACGAAGATTTCCTTTCCAACCATCCAGCAGGCTGAACATGGCTGACCTCTACCAGCAGGCGATCTGGGAAGCCGACAAACTTCGCAGGATCGAATGGCTAAGACGGATGGGCTGGGACCAGTCCGCCATAGACAAGATGTTCGGCATCCACCGGACCGAAGGGGCGACCATCTCAGACCTACGGCCTTTCAGCCAGTCCGGCCGTTCGTCCGCTCCACGGCGGATTGGGAAACCCACAAAACCGGGGATCGAATCGCTAAAGGACCCGTACCGGTGGAACAACTACGGCCAATGGGACCTTGAAGGTAAATGGGCGCCCAAGCCGCCTCATGGTTCCGGCATGAGTTATCCGGGGCAACCGGGCGTTCCGACCCCGCCTCCGGGGATTCAGGCGCAGATGGATCTCGCCCGGAGTCTCGGACAAGAGGTACCTCCGTACGAACCCCCACCTCTCTCCGCTGCCCAGCAGCGGCTGACATCAAGAGTCGGACCGGGGGGCATAGACCCCCGATCGACCCATCCGCTCGCAGGCGAGTTCGGCTACGGCAGGACCATCGACCCGAACGCGGTCGACCCGCCAGCCACTAGGAGGCAGCAGAGACGGTTCGTCAAAGGTAAGGGAGGGTCGAAAGGGTATGGCCCGTCATACGCCGCGGGTGAAACCGTGTCAGCCGGTAAGACGATGGGGAGGATACAGGGTCCAGAGAGCATCTACCATCAGTTGAAGGACATGCCGGGCGACAAGTTAGGGCGAAAGCCATCACCGGAGATGGCGAAGATGATGATTCAATGGGAGAACATGGTGAAAGGCCCGAAGACTCAACTAGCCGGACAGTTGACGAAGTTCGTGTCGAAGTGGGGTATGGCCGGGATCAAGTTGATGGCGAAACTACCCAAATAACATGAGTTTGAAGAGCGTCCCAACGGGTAAGCCGGAACCCCTCACCCGTCAGGTGTATTCGCACCTCATCCGGCTGTGGGAGCAGGCACTAGGCGCCAGTACGGGCTTCGACGAGGTTTATGTCCCGACTCGCGCCGAACTGGCGAAGGGGAAACTGCCCTACATGGTTTCCGACAGCGGGTACCTCCCATCGCCCGGGCGAAGCGTTCACGTCGGTGGGGCCACTGAGGGGGGCAGCCTCACGCTGGGTCAGGTTCTCGACGATGTGAACGCCAAGGGGAATAAGAGCGGTTTGGGTCGACAGTTTATGGCGATGGTCCGACCATTCTATAAACCAAATAGATGGGACACTACGCATGCGACACCCCCACGCCCGCCAGTTGTTGCCCGGACCGGCATCACCACCGCTTTCCCGTGGTGGCCGGATGGGTGGGTTGTCCCCGACCCGCCACCGGGAGACCCGGTTTGGCAGAAGTACCACGGGACCTCGTCTCCCGGGTTCACCGATGAGATAGTTCGTCAGGCGAAAGGGGCCGATCCGAAACCCGGCAGGATCGCAGGCCAGTTGGAGTTCATAAAGGGTGGGCGCAAGGGGAGTCCGCCCGCATCGTGGGCACCCGGTTGGGGTCAACCTATCCCGTACGAACCACCCCCTGTGGACCCGTTCGGATTCGATACCAGCACCGCCGACAAACTTCGTAAAGCGGAAATGTTCTCCCAATGGGAGAACATGGTGAAAGGCCCGAAGACTCAACTGGCCAGTCAGTTGACGAAGTTCGTGTCAAAGTGGGGAAAACCCGCGCTCAAGTTGATAGCGAAACTACCCAAATAGATGGCTTCCGCACCACCCCCCCGAAACTGGAACCACGCCTTTATGGTAGGTAACCAGCCGTCGTTCCCGGCTTCGCTTAGTTGGAGCACCGGTGGACGGGAGCACGAGAAGCGGCTGTTTGCCGAAGCGACAGCCGATGCCAAAAAGGCGTGGGACTCGTTGTTCTCCAAGTCGGAACAAAAACAGATCGCTAAGAAATCTTTTGAAGCGATGCGTAACCCGCAGCAGTTGGCAATGTTCACCCCTGCCGAACAACTCCGCGCCATCGTGCCCGGCGACGCCGAAGCAGCCAGACGGGCCGGGTTGCTTCGCGCTGACGAGAAGATGTGGGACGACAAGTTGTTCGCATCCAAACATGCGGATTGGCGGAGTCCTTCGGGTTCCATTTACCCGGGGGTCGACCGCCGAGGTTCTCATTGGCGGTCACTGTACGACGACATCGCAAAGTCAGGTGTGGAGAAACCCGTCTGGGTGGGTCACCCGCCCCTTTCGCCTGGTCCGCCGATGATCATCGAAGGGCACCACCGCATAGCCTCCGCCGCGGACATCAACCCCAAGATGGAAGTCCCAGTTCGCCACTACGAACGCAACTGGCTGAACGCGTCGTCACCCAAGTTGAACGACATGAAACGGTTCGCGCCGAACCAGAAGATAGCGAAACAGTTGGTGGACTTCGGCACGAAGTGGGGTCGGCAAGCCCTGTACGCCATGATGAAAGCACCGAAGTAAACTCGACGGCATGGAAGGATTATGAAATGAACAGTCCAGAGGTTGTAGAAGACCCGCAAAAAAACAAGGCCCGGGTTGTAGGTCACGACCTTGCTGAACATGACCCGCTGTTGGAGCACCGGCCGCACGAATGCGGGATGTGTGGTGACACTTGGTGCAAGTGTGAGGAACTACACTACCGCTGATGCCCGTTTACTTGTACCGGTGCCGTGCCTGTCAGGTCCACGGCGAAAAGTTTCAGCACCACAACGACGACCCGATGTTGGATTGCCCCGATTGTGGTAAACCGATGTTGCGCCGCGTCTACTCGTTCAAACCGGCGAAAGTCATGCACGAACATTTCAACCACACAGTCGGCAAAGTCATTTCTGACAAGAAACAGTTCGCTGCGGAACTATCCCGCAAGTCTGCTGAGATGACGGAACGCACAGGCGCTCCGCACAACTATGTGCCTGTCGATTTGTCCGACAAGGAATCGCTTAGAGTAAGCGACGAGGGTATGGATAGTACGCTGAGGCGGCAAACCGAAACCGGTCAACGAGAAGTGAAGCAGTGGCTGTAGCCGAACGAGTAGATCACGCACAGGGTGAAGACCATGTGGTAGCAGGCCGTATCAACGGTTTGTATGGCAACGCCAAAACGGAAATGAACCGTCGCCACGACAGGTGGCGTAAAGCGTACCGGTTGGTTCACAACCGCGGTTGGTCCAACTCGCGTGATGCGTGGATGCCCTCCCCGACAGCATCCGAGATTTACCCGATTGTGTCAGCCCTTGTTGGTTGGATGACTGATCAGCGAGTCAAGTTTCAGGCTGTCCCGTCGGCAGACCCACATTCGCAGTACGCCAACTTTCAGCAGAAACTCGCACAAGACCTCGAAACTGTGCTTGACTCACTTTGGGTCAACCACAACTTCGAAGGTGAAGTAGAGAAAGTTCTGTTCGACGCGTTTATTTACGGCACAGGGTTTTTCAAATGCGTCTACGACCCCGGTGCCGACGGCGGGGCGGGCAATGCGTTGATGCGCCGATGCGACCCGTTCTCACTGTTTATCGACCCGTCGGCGACTTCGCTACACGACGCCAACTACATCATTGAAGCGCGGGAACTGTCGATCACCGAGTTTGAACGCCGGTTCCCCGGACGCGGCGACGTGATCGAAGCAGACATGGGTGCAGGGTTTTCTTTGCCGCATCGTGAAAACAATGAAACTGGTGGCAAAGCCCCGATGGCGAACCTTGCAGCCCATTCCGGCGGGTCGGGGACTGTTCCTCCGATTTACGGCAAACCGGGTCAAAACGGACGGGTTTCGGATTCGGCGTACTACGACGGTTCGATCACTGTGTTCGAAGCGTGGATCAAAGAAAACACGTTGTACACACCGGCTGAGGGAGACGAGGAGGACGAACCGTTCAACGTCTCCGAATGGCGTGTCATCATCACCACCGGTTCGCATGTGTTGGTCAACGAACGTGCAATGGACATGTGGCAGCACGGCAACCATCCGTACGTCCGGTACGTCAACCACGACATTGGAGACATGTGGGGGATCGCGTTGGTGGATCATCTCGCTGATCCACAAATGGCTATCAACCGTTTGTTGGCTGCGTTGCAGCAGCACGCCGAACTCGTATCCAACCCTATTTTCTTGGAGGATTCCCGGTCGGGTATTCCTAGAACAAAGATTGTCAACCGTCCCGGTCAACGCATCACGAAGGGTGCAGGGTCGGAAGCGGGTTGGCTTACGCCGCCTCAAATGCCGAACGATGTGCAGGAACTCGTCCAGTTTTACATCAACGAAATGGAAAGAATCAGTGGTCTATCAGGAGTGGTACGGGGGTTTTCGCCGACGGGACGAAACTCGCAGGGTGTCATCGACTCGGTGGCTGAGTCCGCATTTGTGCGGATACGGCTGGCGTTGCGAAACCTTGAAAGAAGTTTGTCGAAGGCGGGGAGCCTGTTGGCGAACCTTGTCGTGGAAAACTATTCGCTACCCCGTGTCATGTCGATTGTGGGACCCGACGGTGAACGGTCGATGCTGGCTTTGCGGGCACGACATTTCTTCGTCCCCAACGACCAAGGCGCAGACCCGATGAGATTCTCGTTGTATGTGCGTGCAGGGTCGGCGATGCCGATTTCCCGTGCGGCACGTATCGCCGAAGCAGAAACCTTGTTCGCTATGGGTGCTTTGGACGCCCAAGCGGTGCTCGAAGCCCACGATTACCCGAACCGCGAACAGATTCTGCAACGAGTCAACGCCGGTGGTGTGCTAGGAATAGGCGGCGAGGGGAAACCCAACCCGAACATGGCTTCCAACTCGAATATGGGTTCCCGTAATAGACAACGGTGACGAAAAGAGTGTAAGGTAACCACATGGCCGAGAAGTTCACGTCCAATAACGTCCCAACTCCGAGAGGCTGGAAAGGCCCGTCGGAGAAGGGTTCAGTGGTACGACAACTCGACGGTAGGCTTTCTGCGAACAAGGCAGAAGGCGACGACGAAAATCAGAACCAGCGCAGAAACGCGTTGGATCTCTAACCAAGGAGCATCAGATGCCCGGTCCCGCTTCCACTTCGGGGAAGAACATCAAGGTTCACAAGTTGGGTCAGACTGCTGGCCGCGACTACGGAGCCAACGTGTCTTCCAAGAAGTCACAGTCGCCACGCGATCTGTCAGCAAAGAAGTAACTCATGGCTGGTGGCACCCGCCAGAACAACACGATGTCGGAGGGGTTGCATCAACTCCTGTCTTCGCTCGCCCAACTAAAGGCAGCGCCTGACGCCGACCTCGAGTATCTGTCGGCCATTGAGTCCGCCATTTTGCAGAAGTTGAAGGAGCCTCTACAGCAGGCAGCGCAGGCTCTGGCACAGGCTGGTGGTGTTGTTCCTCCGGGGATGGCCGGGCAGATGGGTGCCGCAGCACAGGGCGGCATGGGTCAATCACCGCCTCAGCAGGCTCAGGGTGGGGGGATGCCCAACCCTGATGAACTACGGAGATTGGTGGCATCCAGAGGTCTCAGATAATCTGATTATCAGATTCGATCGGCGGAGATGAGGTAAATGGCAGAAGAAGAACTTTCTCAGGAACAGGTAGACGATTCCCTAGCAGAACAGGGGTTCGTTGCTGAAGTTGGGTCGGACCGTTGGGTGTCGGATCTTGAATCACAGTTCGCGACCGACGATGACGAGCCTGTAGAGGCTGAAGAAGTCGCTGAAGAAGTCGCCGTCGGGGGCGGCGATTCCCAAGCCGCCGATGGGGATACCCCAGCCTCCGACGGCGACGCTCCCGATTACGTCCAGTTGGGGGATGTGCGTGTCCCGCAGGACGAGGCGGAGCGTGTTGCCCGGTTCTGGGATTGGATGAACACCAACCCAGATGAGGCGATGCAGTTCGTCGGTTACATGTCGGGCGAATACGACCTTGTGCCAAAGGGTCAGCAACCCGCCCAGCAGTCTGTTCAGCGTGAGTCAACACCCGTTGACGAGTCTGATCCGTACGAGGATTGGGATTTGTTGCCGGAGACGGTGCAGCAGCGGTTGAAGAAGGTTGACAAACTGGAGACGTATTTGGCGGCGCAGCACAGGCAGCAGCAGGCTGCTGTGCAGCAGCAAAACATGAAGTCGGTGGAGACGGCTCAGGCGCAGTTTGCGAATACGTACGATTTGAACTCGAATGAGGTGGCGCGGCTCGCCGACGAGGCGGCAAGACTAAACATTGTCCCTGCTTTGGTTCAGGATACTGGCGATCCTGTCAGAGCCGTAGAACGTGCACTTGAGATAGTGTATTTGCAATCAGATCAGGGCAGAGAACGAGAGTTCAATAAGCGCATAGCCCAAACAGAATCCGATAGAGACAAGCAACGTAAGATGGCTGCTGTCGGGGGTACTGCCGGGTCTGTACCTAGGCAGGAACCCGATGCAGTACCGAGTAACGCTACGGAACGTCGATCCGCGATGGTCAACGAAATCGCAGCCGCTCTCGGCAAAGTAACGTGACCAACTAACAGGAGACATAACACATGGCAACGCCAATCGGCTCCGATGTGGTCACCTCTATCGCACGTCGGTACATCCTCCCAGAAGTTACCGACAACGTCTACAACTCGAACCTTTTGTTGTTCCGACTGAACCAGTCGAACAAGAAGATCGTTCGCGGTGGGACGCAGATCGAGGTGCCACTCATGCACAGCCGTCTGGCAGCAGGTGGTGCCTACTCGGGATTCGACCTTCTGGACGTAACCCCGTCAGACACCATCAAGAATGCTGCATGGGACTGGAAACAGTATTACGTCCCAGTGACGGTTGACGGGCTGACCTTGATCAAGACTGATTCCCCGGAAGCGGTCGCCGATTTCATTCGTCTGTACTTCCAACAGGCTGAGATGGAAATGGCGGAGATTCTCGGAACAGGACTCTGGTCGGACGGGTCAACTGATACCAAACAGATCGACGGCATCGAAGGTGCTGTCGACGATTCAACGGTTCTCACCACATACGCTGGGATTAGCCGTTCCGCCAACACTTGGTGGCAGTCGCAGTACGACGGCTCAACCACCGCGTTGACGCTGGCGACCATGCAGACGATGTTCGGCAACTGCACCAATGGTGGCCGACATCCGACGGTGCTGGTGACGACACAGACCAACTACAACAGGTTCTACGCGCTGAACCAGTCTGACGTGCAAATCAACGTCGGTCAGGGCGCGGTGGACGAGCAGTTGGCGAACGCAGGGTTCACAAACCTGTTGTTCAACGGTGTCCCACTGTGCGTCGATTCGCACGTTCCGACAGACGGACCGTCCGGTTCGGGTTCAGGGCATCACATCTACTTCCTCAACGAAGATTTCATCCACTTTGCGGTTTCGCCAAGGGCTGACTTCTATCTGGAGGATTTCCAGACACCCATCCAGCAGGATGCGATGGTAGCCAAACTCTTCTGGGCTGGTAACCTCGTTATCAACAACTGTCAGTTGCAGGGCAAAATGTCTGCCCTGACCTCGTAAGGAGCAGATGACATGGCAGGACAAGTTATTACCAACCCACTTGGCGCTTTCGGTCTTTCGACCGGATCGTCTGTCAACTATCAGGTTGTCGTACCGTTCGAGGCTGCCGCTGCTATTTCAGCGAACGACCTCGTCGCGGTGGCGGCGTCTGTTGACACGGACACCACAATCACGGTGGAACAGTTCGATGTTTCGGACGCATTGCCGGAACTCGTGCTTGGTGTGGCAAAGAACGCGGCCGCTGCTGGCGAGATTGTGGAGGTCGTAACCTACGGCTTCGCCGTCGTCGCTATCGGCAGCACGTCGCCAGCACTGGGCAACATCGTGATCATCGGCGCAGGGGATGGTCAGGCCGGGGTGTTGGCACCAGCCGTAGCCGGTACGATCACCGGCGACAACTTCGGTATCTATCTTGGTACTGAGATCGGTTCCACCAACACGGCTTGCATTTGGTTCTCGAAGTTCTAAGAACCCCCTATAGAAAGGCAGCGGCGGCATGTCAGTAGTGCGTGTCAAAAACCTCCGAGACGTGGCTTTCGTCGATTCGTTCGACGGAACCACGTACTCGGTGAACCCGGCTGGTTCAACCATTATCCCTATCGAAGCAGCGAAACTCTGGTTCGGCAACTGGGATCTGGTTGATAAGCCGTCGAGGGCGTTGCGGGAACGCAGCGAAGAACTTCGACGGCTGCAAGTCAGGTACGGTTGCAGCGACGATCCTGAACGGTGGGAGGCAACGAAGCCTCTCGTTCAGGTTTGCGATGTCGACGAAGATACGTGTTTCGTCACCGTGATCGACGATCCAGCCGGGACTGCAATCTCGGAAGCGGAGGTCACGGTGGACGAGCATGAAGACATGCTGTCCATGATCCGTCAGCAGGCCAAAGATTTGGACCGGTTGAAGAAGGATTACCAGAAGCAGATCCGTACGGAACAACCTGATTCTGATGCCGATGAAGACAAGCCTGAGCCGGTCGCGTCCAAACGCGCTCGGCGACAGTGAACCACGACTTTACTGGTTACCACCTTCTCCCTATAGGGGAACTAACTGCCCTGTATTGTGCCGTGGCAGGCAACCTCGCCAACCTGCACGAAGAATCAGCGATGGTGTTTTCCACGGAACGCCGCGCCAAAGTCGAAGGGTTTGTGCGTTCGCAGGAAACTTCTGTTGCCGGACGGGAACGAGAAGCAGATTTCCACGCATTAGAGTCAACTACGACACTGTTCGAGTTGCGGGGCGAAATCTCTGCTCTGCAAGAAGAACTAGCCACGTTGAAGTTACTACTGGGTGTGAAACATGCCGGAACTGAAATACTTTCAGATAACTGATTTCAGCCCCGGTATCCGCGACAAGTACTCGCCTTCGCAACCTCCGGGCACAGCACAAACCACGGATACGTGGGGGTGTGTGGCTTTGCCGACAACTGGGTTGTCGCCGTTGCCGAAGATGCAAAAGGTTCGTTCGGCCACTCAGTTGAACCGGGTGTCAGGAACCGACTATTTGTTGGATTCGGCATCGGGGTGGCATTACAACGGCAACGACCCGAAGTCGGGTTCCAACTTCGAGGTGTGCGGTTTCACAACCCAAGGCGGGTTGGGGGGTCCATCGGAGTCGTATTCGTACCCTGTTGAAATCTATTTGGGGGTTCAATGGTTGGAGCATGACGGCTCATCTGTGTACCGCCGCAACGTCCGCGTCGAAGCCGTCAATCTGGCCAACGATTTGAACTACGAGATTTTGGACCGCAACATGACTTCCGGTCCGTCCCCTATTTCGTCTGAACTGTGGCGTCCGATCACGTTTGCGTCGACACGGGAGAAACGATCCGACCCGTTTAGTGAAGACGACCAGTTCCGCCCCGGCGACCCGGTTGTAGTCGCATCGTGGATGTCCCACGACTTGTCCGATTGGGACACGGTGGCGTACCCAGATTCGGTCGACGGGTCTGGTGGCGCGTCTCCAAAGTATCTGATGTCGGAAACAACCGGTGTGGGTTCCCCAACGACCAACAAACCCGTCGAGGTTTTGTCGCATCAAAACAGGCTTGTAGCGTTCGTTGTTTCAGAGTTCACACGGGTCAACGGACCCAACTTGACTTCCAACGAAAACATTTCGTTCTCTACCCCGCCGGGTGTGCTGTTCGATTTCGAGTCGTCTGCTGCGAACACGTTCGGCGAGCAGGTCACGTTCGAAATCCAAAACGCTACGGGTTACACAGCGTGGGCGTCGATCACCGCCAACCAGTTGCTACTCATCAAAGGCCGAGGGGCTGTGCTGATCACTGGTTCGTTGGAATCGCCAACAGTGGTGGCTCTACCAAAGGTGACAGGCAACGCCACTTGCCTTGGCGCTATGTCAATCCTCGGTTACGTATATCCAACAGCGAAAGGAAGCGTATACGCGTGGCAAGGCGACGACGTTTCAACGAACATGTCCCCGTTTTTGGATACGGGGTTCGTAGATTACGACGACGCTTCAAAACGCAAGGGCCACACCGGGTCGTGTGCCGCTTGGAACGATTTCGTGCTCATGCCGAACGAATGGGTCCTCGACGAACGAACAGCGGCATGGTGGAGAGTTTCAGATCCGGTGCAGGACACCGGGTTTGATAACCGCATCCGGTATTGGGATGTCCCCGCTGGTCAAGTGTTCAACAACACCGACGCCGTGTATGGCGCGGTCGGCAAGTATCAAGAACCCCACGAAGGTGTCATCTGCCGGTTGGAATCCGATGTTCTTGCACCGACATTTTATTGGCGGAGTGCACCAATAGTTTTAGATTCGTCTCAGTATGTACAGTTGCGGGAAATCGGGTTGACGTTCAAGGGCCGCGGAACCGTTCACGTCGACGTGTTTAGAGACGAAGCAGGAGACGACGACCCGATCGGTTCGTTCGTGTTCGACGCGACTGCTTCCGGCAACGAAACAATCACCCATGTGGTGCGTGAATCCGGTGGTTTCACGATGCGGTCGTTCAATGTTCGCATCCGATCGTACTCACATGACGGGACTTCGGAAGCACCGACTGTGTATGGGCTAAACTTCGGGTACTTCTTGAAGCAGCACATACCTAACCACGATGTTTCGCACCGTGGTTTGGTGCTCGACAGGACAGACGACGTACTCGACGAAGCGAAGTTGGGATAAATGGCAGGCGCAGGATATAGAACATGGACGGCTTTGCAGTCGGTCCCAGCGGCGACTCTACAAACGTACCTTCAAGATCAGGTTGTGATGGTGTTCACTAATGCGACGGCACGCGACGCTGCGGTGACTTCGCCTGCCGAGGGGATGATCTGCTACCTGAAAGACATAGATCAAGTACAGTCGTACAACGGTGCTTCATGGGCATCGGTTACGTCTGTGTTGACTGGCGACGTGTTGACCGAGGATTCCACAAACGACAGGGTCGGCATCAACGAAGCGTCTCCGGGTGCAGCCTTACATGTCGAAGCGAAGGCTGCTTCGTCGGATCAGATGGTTCGTATCTATTCGTTGACTGGTTCGGAACACGATGCCGATTTGTCGTTTGCGTTGGACAACGGTGCCGGTGAGACGTTCACTATCGGTATAGATGATTCCGACTCCGACAAGTTCAAGATTTCAGACAACGCAACACTGGGCGCCAACGACAGGTTGGTGATCGACTCGGCAGGTGCTGTAACTATCGCAGGCGGTGTCACCGCCGCCGTAACCGGAAATGTAACCGGAAACGTAACCGGAAACGTGACCGGAAACGTGACCGGTGACGTAACCGGCGATGTGACGGGCGATGTGACGGGCGACCTGACGGGCGATGTGACAGGCGACCTGACGGGCAACGTAACCGGCAACGTAACCGGCAACGTAACCGGCAACGTGTCAGGTTCGGCTGGTAGTGCAACCGGTAACGCGGCGACAGCAACAGCCCTTGAAACAGGCCGAACCATTGGCGGCACGTCGTTTGACGGCACCGCCAACATTGTTCCCGGTTCAGCAGACACGTTGGCTACAGCCAGAGACATCGGCGGAACGGCGTTTGACGGGTCGGCGAATATTACACCCGCGAATATCACGGTTGCGGACACAGCCGATTCGACATGCAACGTGGCGTTGTTTGAGTCGGCTACAGGGGATCTACCCCCGAAAACTGATGCGGGTATTACTTACGACGCCTCATCAGGCACCCTGACCTCTACAGCGTTCTCTGGTCCTCTCACAGGCAACGTAACAGGTAATGCGTCAGGGACTGCTGCGACGGTCACAGGTGCCACCCAGTCCAACATCACAGCAGTCGGCACCCTCACGTCGCTTGGCGTGACGGGTGCGGTGGTCATGGGAACTGACGGCTCTGGCGTGGATGTCACTTTCCATTCCGCTACCGCTGGCGACTACGCCATGTGGGACTCATCAGAAGAAAAGTTGATCCTTGAAGGCACCAACGCGGCGACCGTTCTTGATGTCACCGATGGCAATGTTTCTATCGGTGACGGGACGCTCGCTGTTAGCGGGGCGGTGACGGTCGGTACTGACGGTGCTGGCGCTGATGTGACTTTCCATTCGGCCACCGCTTCGGACAACTTCCTGTGGGATGCCAGCGACGAGAAACTGGTCATTACGGGAACCGACGGGGCGAACGCCTTGGAGGTCGCTGACGGTAATGTTGAGATCACCGACACGCTGACCGTCACAGGAACCAGTGCGCTGAACGTCACGGGGTTCAGCGACAGTGTGGTTAGTCAGGCGCAGATGAAGGATTATGCCGAAACGGTGAACGCCATCGGGTCGAAGTCTGCTGCGTTCAACATCGACTTTGAGGACGGCAACGTTCAGACGGTCACCATTTCTTCAGGCACGTTCAACATCGGCATCACCAACTCGTTGGCTTCGCATTCCAACTCGGTGACGATTCTGGGAACCAACCTCGGAGCGGGGACGCCCTCGTTCGTCGCTGGGGCGCATGACGGCGGCGGCAACGCTGTGGTGTGGGCGGGCGGGACTGCACCGACGTACACCGCTTCGGGCACCGACGTTCTCTGCTTCACGACGTTCGACGGTGGCACAACCTTCTACGGCTTCGCCGCTGGGTTGGACTTCTCGTAATGGCTCCGCTCGGGGCGGCCAAGGTCGGCCTGTTCGCTGCTGCTGGTGCTGGTGGTGACACAGGCGCAGGCTATTTCGGCGGCGGTCAGTTGAGTAGTGGCGTCAAGGTGTCCACGGTGGACAAGTTCGCGTTCCCGAGTGACAGCCGCACCACGCTGGGGACGGGGTTGTCGGCAATAGGTAAGGCTCAGGGTGCGATGGCGAACAGTGGCACCGCGGGCTACTTCGGCGGCGGCCGCAACGGCAGCACCGAGGACACTGTTGACAAGTTCGCGTTCTCCGACGATTCGCGCACCACGCTGGGGACGGGCCTATCGTCAGACCGCGAAGGGGTGGCTGGTATGGCGAATAGTGGCACCGCGGGCTATTTCGGCGGCGGCTCTTACGAGGACACTGTTGACAAGTTCGCGTTCTCCGACGATTCG